GGGATGATCAGACGCCCCGACCAGTCGTAGATCTTTACATCGGTGAAGATCGGGTCGAACAGGTCGTGGTACGCGCCAAGGGTGTTGTCGTGAACCCGGGTCGTCGACCATCGGCCGGACAGATCCGACCAGACCTGTAACACGAACGACCCGGCCGGGTCGAGTGCCCGGTCGACCAGGCCCCGGGTTTCGGTTGGTACGTCGACCCCGTTCGCGTTGATCCCGTCGAGCTCCCAGTGAAACCACGACATGCCACGGGCGAAGATGTGACCACGATCGGGTGGTGCCCATCCGGCGACGTCGGCGTTGACCGCCTCGACCTCCGGGTAGCGCTCCCGGGTCACCACGGTTCCGGGCTCGGCCCGGTCCACGGCCGTGACCCGGTACCCCAGTTTGGCCATGATTCCGGCGTGGTCGCCCCGGCCGGCCCCGATCTCGTGGACCCGGTCGCCCGGTTTCCATCCGGCGAGATAGGCGATCATGCGCATCACGTCGGCCTCTACCTCGAGGTCGTACGTCCACCCCCCCGCCTTGTAGAAGCGGGTGTAGTCGTCGAGGCTCCTCGGAGTCGCTGGTGTGCCGGGTGCCTGCCGTGCCATGGGTCGTCTCCTCCGCGCCGACGATGGCCTGCCCGGTGCCGGGTGGCCCTCTAGGGACATGGTTCCCCCGGTGTGGTGGAACACCCCGGGGGACAGCTGGGCGACGTGTAGGCCGGAAGCAACGTACCGATCGATCGCCCCGTTCTCCCCGTTCGCTGGCCACGCCAGGTCGGTATCCGTGACCCGCATGGCGGACGGGTTGCAGGTGTAGTGCGCCGTGGTCGACGTCAACACGTGTTGGTCTGCCGGTTCCCAGTGGATCGGCGCGCCGGTCCGGATGTTCCGCGCATGGGTCGGTTCGGATCGGTGCCGTAGCCGTACCTGCCCAATATCGGGATGGTCGGCGAGGACACGAGCGGCCTCCCGCATCCACCACCGGGCGGGAGTCGTGGTCGCGGCACGCCAGTCGTCCTCAAGATGCATCCACAGGTAGTGGGCGGTCGAGGCCCGGTCGAACCGGGCGACCTGGGCCGCGATGATCCCCATCGCCTCACCGAGGGGGATCATGTCGGGACCACCAACGGGCAGGTAGTCGTCGACGAACGGCATCGTGGCGAGGAGTTCCCGGGTCGCCTGGTCGCGGCCGTTGTGACACACGATCACATGCGCCGTGTCGAGGACACCAGGGGCCGTGTCCTCGAAGGCCCGGATCGTGTCGGCGAGGTAGTTGGGCCGTCGGCCGGTCAGGATTGTGATCACCCACGTGTCCGCGAATATACGACATTCCGGATCGCTGGTGATCACGGCGAGGCCCTTGGACAACGGCACGTGCCCGGCGTTCACCCCAAGACGCAACCGCCACTCGGCGAGCGCGGCCTGTTCACCATCCCGGTCCGCGTCGTCAAGCCATACCCGCCACCCGTCCGGACTCAGGTGCGGCATGAGGCCGTACATCGCCCCCCGGCGACCGATCCGGCCGGGCGGCCCGTCGACGAGGGCGAAGTCGATCCCGTCCGGAAGTTCGATGTCATACCAGGGTGCCGGGCCGTCCGGAGTCGGGATGTCGACGAGGGGGGCGTGCCGGACGGTCACGTACCGGTCGAGGCCATGGGTAGTGAGGAGACCCCGGGTCCGATCGGCATAGATTCGATCATGGTCGAGTGACAAGACGGTCGCCCCACTGTCCCGCGCGTACTCCCCGGCGACGACCGTCGAGTACCCCGATCCGGCCTCGACCACCATCCGGGGTTGCTCGCGCCGGTAGAACGCGGCGAGTTCGAGGGCGGTTGCCCGGTCCAACGACCAACCGCCCCACACGGATGCCTCCGCGATACTGTCTGTGATCATCCCTTGATCATCGCCACTAGTCGTTTCGCGTCCCGGTCGACGTCGACGAGCAACGGTGGTGGAATCGTCGACCGGACCATGTCGGCCAGACAGGACGGGTCCGTGCCGAGCGCCACCTGGTACATCTCCTGCAACCGGATCTTCACCGCGTTGCGCTCCGGCGATCCGAACCCGGTCTGCCGTGACGTCGTCAACGACCCGAACCGATGTACCCGATGGTAGCGGGCCTGTGGTGACACCACACACGGCCCAACCATCCGAACCAGGTTCACGATCATGGTGTCGTAGCCGATCCGGTACGCCGGATGGTAGCCACCAGCGGACCGGAGCGCCGTGGTCCGGTACACCCCAGCGTGGTGCGCCAACTGCGTCATCTGCACTAGCCGGGTCCGGGTTGCCAACTGCGGGTGAACCGCCTCAGCCCTCACCCGCCCACCGTGGTGCAACACCTGCGGTGCGAACGCCGCTACCGCGTCACCCTCAACCGCCTGGGACACCAGTTCCATCAGCCACATCGGCTCAGACCAGTCGTCTGCGTCGTGGATCGCGAACCACGGCGTTTCCACAGCGGCCAACACGACGGCGTCCGCGTAGTAGCGGCCACGGTTCTTCGGCAGGTCGAACCGGATGAGCCGGGGGTCGTCGACGGTGGCGAGCGCACCCCAGATCGATGGGGAGTCGCCGTCGTTCACGACGACGAGGCGCAGGTTTTCGTACGTCTGTCCGAGGACCGAGTCAACGGCGGACCGAACCGTCCGGGGGCAACCCCAATAGGGCATCGACACCGTGACCGTCCCGTGGTCATGATGCCGGTTCACATCTGAGCACGTTGGCAAAACACACCCCCCTCGGCGAGTGGATCAACAGTGGCCGGGCGAGGAGACCCTCGTCGACCAGGGCGAGGACCTGGTCGAACACCCGGTGTTGCGGCCCAGCGTCGTGGAACCCGACCACGGTCCGCTCGTGCATGAACCGGTGGAACCGCCGGAACTCGGCCCCACGGATCAGGTCCCCGGAATCGAACCATGCGAAGTCGATGGGGAACGGTGGGCAAAACGACAGGGTATCGCCGTTGATCACGATCACGGGTAGGTCAAGGCACCGGTGCCGGGCCTCCCCGGCGAGGGCCTCGTCCTGTTCGATCGTGTACAACCGGCCGTGCCCGTTCGCGGCGAGCGCCCGACCGATCGCCTCCGCCGTGTGCCCGAGGTAGGTGCCGGTCTCCACCACATGATCGGGTTGGGTCGCGCGGACCATCGCCCCGACCAGTTCGGTCACCTCGACCTCGGTCGCCTGAATGTCCGGGGTGTGCCAAAGACCGGGGCAAGGACAGAACGCCCTCGCCCCGGTGTAGGTCGACTCTGGGACCGTCACGACGTCGACGTCTGCTTTACGACGGTTCCCCCGATCCGGGCGGCTGCGAGTTTCGCCGCGATCTCCGACGTCTTCGTAGACACCACATGGTTACTCGCGTCGAGCACCTGCCACGTCGTAGCCGACGCGGCCCTGGCCTGCTGGTTCGCAACGACCTTGTTACCGCAACACATCAGAACACCTCGTCGAGTTCGGCCCGGAGCCGGATCGCGTGCCCGGTGTTGACCGCGTCATCGACCTCCCCGAGCAGGCTGTCAACATCATCATCGACCGTGGGGGACGTGGTGTCAGCGGCCGTGACGGTGGTTTCGTCTCCACCGGCCGGGGGAACCGCCGGTTGGAGGTGGGTGGCGAGACGCCCGGCGAGAAGGTCCGCCAACCGCTCGTAATCGATGGTCATCGTACCGGGCGTCTCGGCCCTGGATGGTAGTACCACGCCGGCAGCGGTGAGCGCCGCAACCTGGCCGGCCGCGATCCGGAACCGTGGCAGGGGGAACCCGGGTTCCTCCCTGGCCAGGGCAAGGATCTCGACGAGTTCTGTCCGCCCCCCGGCCGGACGCCAGTCCCCCGATACCTTCTGCCGGGACAACGCGGCGAGTTCCTCGACCGACGCGGCCGGGTTCGCAACCCCGGCGATCCACACGGCGTTCAGTCGGGTGTCCTCCCCTGCCCGAACCCACGCGACCGTGGACAACCGGTCATGATGCGCGATCGCCCCGCCCAACGACAGTTTGAGGCACGCGTGGTCGTCGTTCCGCCCCCCGCACTGCCGACAGGTGCACCCGAATTTCCCGCCCCCGGTGGTGATCCGGCCGACCGGCATGGGGAACCCCTCCGGCTGGTACCGGTGGAACATGCCGTACCCGTCGTTGTCGACGGGGGCCGTGGTGCACATCCCGGGCATGCCGACGTGACAGGTGTCGTGGGTGGCGACGTGTCCGAACACCCGGCCGTCCTCCGTGACCGTGATCGGGGTGATCCGGTCGAGGTTCGGATTGTCGAACAGGGTCGGGTCGTAGCCGGCGAGTATGCCGGCAGCGGCTGTGACGGCCGCGATGAGCGACGCGGTTTCCTCCGCCCACGGCACCACGATCGTGTCGTCCTGGAACTCCTCCGCCATCCGGTTGTACAGCCCCTCGACCACGGTCTTCATGGCGTCCTGGTCGGCCTGGGGGATGGTTGTGCCACCCCTCGCGCCTTGGAGGACCCCGGCAACGGCGAACACCGCGCGGGGAACGATCCGTTGTGTTCCGTCGACCATGTCCGCGATCTGGAACCCGTACGCCCCCTTGGTCTCGGCGTTCGCCTCGTCGTCCTGGTAGAGGAACGCCTGCGCGTACCGGTCCCAGTTCGGGTTGTTGCCCCCGATCCCGGCGTTTTCCGCGACCCGCTTCTCAGCGGCCGTGCCGTCCCAGGCCATGTCCCGTTCGGCGAGGGGCATGTCGGACCATCCGGTCTTCCGGACGGCCGCTGTGAGGGCCTCCTCGGCGAGTAGTTGGAACGGCCGGCACTCGGCGAACGCCGGGATCGGCACCAACGTGGCAGCGGCGATCTGGTACTCGGTGAACAACAGTTCGAGTTCGACGTCTTCCGATCCCTCGCCCCAGAACAGTTTGTCGAACTCCTCCTCGGTGAGGGCCTCGTCGGAGCCCTTGAGGGCGATGACGGCCTCGTACGATCCCGCGTCGACGGACGGGCCGATGACCTGTTGGCCGAGGAGGTGCATGGACTCGGCGACGTCTTCGTGGAGGCGTGGCATGTCGTTCGGGTTGATGTCGTCGAACATGCGTCCGAATCCCCACGCGGCGCGGAGGTCCTTCGCAAACTTGGATGGTTTGATACATTTCGCGTCGATCCATCCGGCTTCGATCGCCTCCGCGACCGTCCCGTACTCGATCCGCTCCAACGAACCGACGATCACCGAGTTGTCATGACCCTCGGTGTCCGCGCGCTGCCACTTCAACGGCAACGGCAACTGCCGTGACGACACACCGGACGACAGGAAACGCCGGCCGTCCCCGGTGGACACGTCGAGGGGGGCGAGCATGCCCCGCCATCCGGTACCCATATCTAGCCCCTAACCGCTAGTAGTTCTTGAACTGACGATGCGTAAGGTCAACGGTCTCCCCCGGCTCCAGGAGGATCGTGGTGCAACGGCAATTTCTCACTGGTACACAATTGGCGGTGTACCAACCAACTCCGGTATCGAGGTTGAACACATGACCCGCGAACGAAAAGCGATCGACAGAGACGACCTCCGACGTCGATACGAAGACGGGGCGAGCACCGTCGAACTCGCACGACTCTTGGATTGCACCCCGGACACCATCACCAAATACCTCCGGGCCTGCGGCGCCAGAATCAGAACCGCGTCCGAAGCGGCCCGACTCGCCAAAGGAGTCGACGTCGACATTGACGACATCATCTCCCGATACAACAACGGAGACAGCGTCCTCGCGATCGCCAAAGCGTTTGGAGTGAGCAGGCCAACCATCATCCGTCGACTCGCAGCAGCCGGGCTGGACACCAGAACCGTAAGCGAAGCCAACAAGATCAGAATGAGTCGCGCCAGCATCGAAGCCAGACGTCTCCTCACGGCACCAGCGAACGCCGAACGAAGGCGGTTGAACGTCGACTTCGCGAAGCGGAACCCCGACCGTGAACGTCCTACCATCAGCACGGCGACCACGCGAACACGCAAAATCGGCAAGGGAGAGGCCGAACTCGTCGATTTCCTCATCGCGCGCGGGGTAACCGTCGAAACGCAGGTTGCCATATATGGGTACAACCTCAACATCACCATCGGTAGAGTCGCCGTGGAAGTCTGGTGGGGAGAGGGATATCCGGTCAGGCGTCTTCGCCTCGCACGCCGTACCGTAGATCTCGCCAATCTTGGATGGTCCACAATCTTCGTCTGGTGTTCCGGAATCGCCCCGACGGATATCACAGCGGACGCAGTGATCTCCTTCGTTGATCAAACCAGCGGCTACCCAGACACCGTCAGCCCGCAGTACCGGGTGATTCGGTGTAATGGTGAGATTGTTGCCACCGGCAAACCGGATGACAACAATATCGCCCTCATACCAACGTCTCGTGACGGAACGTACAGCGCGGTAGTCGACAACGACGTCTCCGGGTAGGCACTGAATCACCTCCTTGCCGGGACCCAACGGATCGCCGGGGAACCGTAGCGACGCGCCACCCACGATGAACGGCTGCCCGGTCGGTACCCGCTGCCCGTCCGCGCGACGATGGGTCGGACGAATCCTCCGGTCCACGGTCGCCACCCACATCTGTTCGAACGGGGTCGCCAACTCCTCGGCCACGGCCGCGAACGCGTCCTGCCGGCCGGCGTTCAACGCCCCCATCGTGTTACCGCTGTATAGTGGTCCATAGTTGAACCACCCTCGGCGAGTAGTGAGGTTGTACACATGGCCGCTAAACGGAATGACATCGACCCCAACGACATTATCGACTCCTACCGGTCGGGAAGCAGCATCAACGCTATTCAGAAGGCGTATCGCATCCATCCCAGACGAATCAGATCCATATTGGCCAACGCCGGGATAACGACGCTGACCCAACATGAGGCCGCTTCCATGCCTCGAAGAAATGACATCGACACCACGCTTGTCGTGTCCGCATACGAGGCTGGGCAAAGTCTTCGCAAGTTGGCAACCACGTACCACACCGACACCGATGTCATAAAACGGATCTTGACAGGAGCTGGTATCAATACAAGAGGAATGAAGGAGGCGAAGGCCGCCCAGTTCCACCTTCGCGGAGAACACGGATCGCGATGGATAAAAATCGACATTGACACGCTGACATCCGAATACCTCTCCGGGGCGAGCGCCTCTGACCTCGCAAGCGAGTATGGCGTGTCGAAGGACACGATCGAGCGACGCCTCCGACCACTTGGAATTATGCGAACTCCCGGAAGGTCGACCAACCGTGAGAAAATCGCTAAGACGCGACAACAGGACATCGTTGGTATCGGACGGTTCGAGGACGAGATTTTCGAATCGCTCAGCGCCCGTGGATATAATCCGGTCCGCCAGCACGCGGTTGGTAGTCGCAATATCGACGTATCCATTCATCCCATCGCCGTGGAAATCTGGTTTTCCAGTCTCCGCCCGGACAACGATGCCTATTGCCGCGAGCGCATCGTAGATTTGGCTGATGCTGGATGGAACGTCGCTTATGTGTTCATCAGTCGCCATACGCACACATTGAATGAGCGAGTTATGGACCAACTCATCTCCTGGCACGAGGTGTTCAAAACCAACCCAACCTCTCGACGTGAGTATCGGGTGATTCGCGGTACCGGAGAACTGTTGGCCGCTGGCCGTGTGTACCCGGAATATCGGCCCATCGTACCAACGCCTATAGACGGCCTCAATCCCATCTGATGCGACAACGGAATCACCAAGGAGGCATTCCGTCCGAGCGACCACGGTCGCCCGGTTCGGCCAGCGCTCCGTGCGCGTGGTCGACAACACCTCGTCAACCCTGTCCGCGATCTCCGCCGCACCCTCGCCGAGGTTCGCCCCGATCGACACCTGCCGGGCGACGAGGTCAAACGTCGAGTCCACGGTGCGAACCATTCGGTTGGACACCGTCGCCAGGTGCTCGACCACGGCCGGCCGCGACCCGAACCGGTACCCGTCACCGAGCAACGTGTGGTAGGTCGTGCCGACCGCGTCCCGAACCGGACCCCGGACGATCCGGTCAACGGCTGCCGACCAAGCCGGAGCTTTCGCGAAGATCGCTAGGGGGTCGGGGAGAACGGTGTGGAGGACCGCGCGGGACACCGTCACCAACCACGCCGACAACTCGACCCACAGGGCCTCACGGATCGCGGCCTCGATCACGGCAGCCTCCGTAGCCGCCTCCATCCGGGGAACGATCCACGGGTCGGTTCCCTCCCCGTCCCACACCGGACCCGTGTCGGCACCGGTGATCACCCAAGCCCCGTGTTCCTCCGCGAACCACGCCGCGTCGTCGGGACCGTCCGGGTAGAACACGTCCCCGGCCGCGTTCACCATCGCCCCGGGCACCGTGCGCGCGTAGTCGAGCGACCACATGTCATGCACAGGACATCACCCGCAATCGGTTCACGGTCGCCGGGGACGCGAACAGGGTCTCGACGTCGACGGGGTCATAGGCGATCCCACGGACGAGGAGGTCACGGCAGTGTTCCTCGACCATCGCGAGGAACAACCGGTCGTCGATCCCGAACGCCGGCCCGACCCCGGCGAACTCGTCCCGCCAGGATCCGCCGAGGAACGTCGAGATTTTCTGCGACCCGACCACCGGCCCGTGATGGACGTGCAACTGGTAGGTGGGTATCCCGGCCGGACGCTTCGAATGGGGGACGAGACGGGTTCCGGCGAGGCCGAGGGCACGCCGGATCGCCAACTGCGCCGCGAACGATAAACCGGATGGTTCCGTTGGTGATCCGGCCGGGGGCGGCCCCTGTTCCTCCTCCGTCTCCTCCTCGGTCTCCTCCGGTAGCGTCTCCTCCTCCTCGGCCGGTGCCGGTTGTTCCTCCTGGCCGGGGGGGGCCGTGGTCTCCTCGACTGGGACGGCCTGGGCCTCGGGGAGGCCGATCAGGGCACGGAGGGCCGGATCGGACAGGACCGCGTTCGGGGAGGCGAGGAGGAGTTTCTCGACCAGGCGCACGGTGCGCTCGGCGGACGATGGGGCGTCCCCATCGGTCCACGACGACGCGGCACGGATCACCGAGTCGGAGATGAGCATCCGATCGTGAAGGTCTTTCGCGTCGCCGGACCGGTCGGGGTTCACGGTCAACGGCGCGGTGTCGAACGCATACATGTACCCGGTGGGGTCCTCGCCCATGGCCTCAAGGGCTGGTGCGAGGTAGCCGGTGGTCAGGGCTGCTGCGATGCGGGTCAACACCGGCTTGATGTGGATCTGTACGGCTTCGCGGCTGATGGCCCAGGCGTTCCAGTGGTTCGTCGACGACCCGAGGCCGATCAGGACCTCGGGGGGGATATCCAACGACTGGGCGAGGGACCGGAGGGCGCCCTCACGCATGGTCCCGATCTGCTCGGACAGTTCCGACCAGAGGGTGATGTGTCGGATCTTTCCAATATCGTCGCCGGGTCCGGTGATGATGATCGGGACCATGGCCTCGGCCGACGACCGGTCGCGCAACGACCGGGACATGACCCGGCCGAGGAGGGCGGAGAACCCGGCAGCACCAACGGGGTCGTCGTCACCCCGTGGCAGTTCCAGGGATTCGGGGAGGGCGAACACGCCGGCCCCGGACAACCGGCTGTCCAGTTCGGCGAATTCGCGTTTCCGGAGGGCCTCCATCTCGCGGAGGTCCGGGATCGCGGACCGGGTTGCCGAGTCGGGTTCGGACGTGTCGGCCGGGTGTGGTGTCCACACCCGGATGATCAGGTCAATGCCCTCGCGGTACTCCATGGTTCCGCCCCCGTGGACCGGGGACCGGATGACCGTGATGTTGTCGCCCTGTCGTTTGATCTGCCTCGATGTGACGACCCACCAGAGGTCTTCGCCGTCCTCTCCGCCCCCGGACTGGGCGACCACGTACGCCTCGCCGGGAACGAACAGGTCGATCCCGAGGAGGCGGAGGGCCTCGGCCTTCGCGTCGCCGGTGCCCAACGGGCCGGCTGCGAGTTCCGCTACGGGACCAGTGTCGACGCGTTCGCCGGGTGACCCGTCCGGTTTGGTTCGGGCGACGTAGAGGTTGCAGCGGGAGACCGAGTTACCAACCCAGTTCGCCACGAATCGGAGTTGTCCGGTGATGTCGTACAGGCGCCATGCGTCGGCCTGCCACGCCCGGTCACCGAATCGGTAGGAACGCCACGACGCGCCATCCATCGACAACCGCGACACGGCAGCGGTGACCGAGGACCCGGCCGACTCGTCGGCGAGCGCCCGACGCGCCGAGGACGTGACGATCTCCCGGAATCGTGTCGTCGTGGTGTCAGCCCCCCGGAACCGCCACAGGAGCGGAGGCGAGAACAATCCGTCGATCTCTTCGCGGAGGACCGGATCGATATCGCCGACTGCGCGTAGTTGCCGCTTCCTCCGCCGGATATTCATCGTTGCCGCCCGTATGCGTAGATCATGCCGGTAACTTGCGAAACCGCGAGCGCCAACACGATGATCAAGACGATCGTGGTGGTACCCCACAGGTAGATGATCGGTGCGGTGAGGAATCCGATCCAGACAGACACGCACCACGGGCAACCCGTGGCGTCCCCGTCCGGCTCGCCAAGGAGGTACACCAACCACCGATGTACTCGACGATAGGGGTCGAACCGTGCGATGAGATGCTCGCGAACCGGCCGCGTGATCTCGTCATGCGTGACCAACGTGGTGATCCGCGCTACCGCCAGGGCGTACAACGCCAGCACGACAACAGACGGCATCATGTCGTGATCATAGGCGCAGCCGGCAGATTATTGTCCTATCGCACCGGGGAATCAAGCGGAACGACCACCCCAACATGGTCATCGTCGAACGCGGACGTGAAAACCGCCCCAACCAGGACACCGATTATCACCACGATCACGGCCAACACGAGGCCCGCCAACCATCTACCCATGATCACAATCTAGCGTGCCAACGGCCCGAACCCACCGGCGGAACCACCACGATCAAGCGGCGAGGAACCCGTCGTCGGCAACGAACCGCCCGGTGCAGCCGCACCACCCGAACCACCCTTCGGGATCGGCAACAGGGCATAGGCCAGGTAGGTGCTCGCGTCGATCCGGCCGGGCGAGCCCGACGACCCCTCCTGCCACGTGCAGTTGTGCACGAGTATGCCGTTGGCGAAAAATTCGTGATCTTCGTCGATGGTCAAGTCATAGACCGGAACGCGCTTCCCCCTTGTCACGCGCACGACGATGACGGTTCCTGTCTCGACACGCTGTTGTGCAGTATTTTGCCCTCTGACCTGTTGACTGGTAGGAAATTCCGCACTCGGCGCAGATGATCGTCCGTGGTTGGCGTCTGCTCCACTCATCTCTGCGTCTTGCCGATCGTGTTGCGCTGTCCTCTGCTGATGCCCCAATCGGAGCGGCCTTATGTCGACAGAGGTGTTCGTGCTCTGGCATGGCGCGTAGGTTGCTGATGTCGTTGTTGGACCGATTTTCGTCTTCGTGGTGAATATGAGTTCTATTGGCGATAGGTCCATTGCGTGCAGCCCATACGGCCCGGTGGAGAAGTCGTTCTCCGTTGACGGACTTGGCTCGCTGGTAGTATCCGTCTGATCCACGGTAGAAGCGCTTGCCATCGAACTCGATCCATCGGCGGGTTGCCCCGTAGGGGATGGCGTCGAGGTTGGTGATGTCGTTGTTCGCGAGATTACCGTCGCGGTGTCGGATGAAGTGTCGGGCTGGAATTGGACCGTTGTGTGCGGCCCATACGGCCCGGTGGAGAAGCCAGTGTTCGATACCATCATTCTATCTGACTCCTCTATTTCATCCGCCCTTGTCCACCCCTTTCCAACCACCCATATCTCGTGATTATCGGTACATCGCAGCATCCGCCCATCAGACGCCGTTATCGTCAACACCTCCTTGACACCGGTTTGCCCGGACCACACGACATCACGCCATCCAGACCTAGTCGCCACCACATCCCCAACACGAACATTCTCAATAGGGACAAGACCACGACGTGTCGTAACTTCCTCCCCCTCAGCGACACACCACTCCTCCTCGACCTCCGGTAGGTACGCGGCCGTCCGCACCCGGTCCTCCACCCACTGCTGGGCGATCGGGTCCGCGCGCAACCGCTTGTTCTTCCGTGCCGTCACGGCCTTGATCCGGGGACATAACCGCCCGTACCGCAGGGTCGTCCGGTCTACGATCCGTTCAACCTCTCGCGCGGTCAGGTGCGGCTGTTCGTCCATCACCCGATTCCGGACAGCCTCCCGCTCCTCCGACTGCAATGTCGACCACGCGGTACGGATCATCCGACCCGCCATGTCGCCTCCGAAGTTCTTTTCGAAGATGATCAGGTCGGCGTCGATGTCCACGGCCATCTCGCACGCGGCCTTCGCCCACGCGTCCGACGACATCGCCCCGGACGCGTCCCGGATCAGGTACAGGCGCTTGTCCGACCCGAGGTAGCCGCCGATGACCCCGGCCGTGTCCCTGCCGCCCCCGGACGGGTCGACCGCAATGGCGGCCCGAACCGGGTTCGTGTCGCACGGGTGGCACGCCGACCCCTTCGTGTAGCACCGGCGCTCCCGGAGGAGTTCGCGGGTCAGCAGCGCGCCCTCGGCCGGTTTCGGGTCGCACATGTACAACGCGTGCCAGTCCTGGACGGTGGAGGCCCGGCGCTTGTCCTGCCAGTGGGCGGTTGCCCGCGCGGTGTCAGCGATCCGGATCTTCGGATGCGGTAGTGGGTCGCCGAGTTTCCGGTGCAGGGGATCGTGGTCGGGGTCGTCGCAGAACGCGGGCATCCGCACGACCTCCCATCGGCCCCCCTCGGCCGTGGTCCCCTCGTCCGCGACGACCCGGGCCGCGAGGTCGTCCGGGTGCCACATGGTCATCACCATGACCATCGGTGCTCCGGGGGACAGCCGGCTGATGATGTCCGCCGACAACCACCGGTACGCCCGGTCGCGGAACCGTAGCGAGTCGGCCTCGGCCCGGCTCTTGTGCGGGTCGTCGATGAACGCGATGTCCCCCGGCTTCCCGGTCACGCCGGCCCCGATCCCGACTGACAGGACCCCTCCACCGGTGACCAGTTGCCAATCCTGCACCGCCTCGGAGCCGCGTGCGAGGGTCAGGCCGAACCGGTGCCCGTGCTCCTCGATGATGCGTTTCGAGTCGCGGCCCCGGTCTACGGCCAGCGAGTCCCCGTACGACCCTATGATGACCTTCGCGTCCGGGCGGTTCGCCAGCCACCAGACCGCGCCACCGACGACGGCGGTCAGGGTCTTCCCAGTCTGTGGTGGAAGGGTGATCAACAATCGGTCGATTTCCCCCGATATGATCCGTTTCATCTGGTTGGTGATCACGTCGAGGTGGGGACGGAGCCGGTAGCGCGGGACAACGCGGTGGAGCAACGCGGCCGGGTCCGACAACGCCGCGCGGTCCTCGGCCGCTTCGAGCGCCTCGGCCTCCGCCATCAACTCCGCGTCGCTCATGTTGGAGGGGTCGCGTAGCCCCCGGAGTTTCACCATGGCCCCTCCCCGATGGTTGACCTACCCATCCATCATGATCACGGTGAGGCGGGTTGAGATGTTAAAACCGGACCAGAGCGCGGCCGGGGCCAGCCGTTGACCGGTCCGGACGACGTCGTTGTACTCCGTGGCCAGGGGGTAGACCCACACCCGGCCGGGGTTCAGTTGGTAGTCGGTGCAGAACAGGCGAATCGCGTCGATGTCAGTCGCCTCCCGGCACGGGAACAGGAAATCGGCCCAGGGATTCCGGACGAAACACCGCAACGCGGGGGGATACAGGCGCTTCTGCCGTGGATCGGACGCCAACGGTCCGAACACCTTCGGGGAGACACGCCACCGGACCCGGCCGCACTCGTCGAGGTCCACCAGCCACGGTGCCGGGGACATCGTCCCGTTGGTCTCCACGTATACCGTCCGGCCGACGTCGACGCACCCCTCGATGAGGCCACGCAACGCCAGCCCCTCCTGCTGCATCAGCGGCTCGCCCCCGGTGATGACGACCCGGCCGACGGGAAACGTCCGCCCCGCCTGGTCAAGGCGGTCGAGGAACGCACCGACACGCACCGGGCGGTTCATCGGTTGCGGCCCCCACGTCGATGGTTGGTCGCACACGTCGCAGGTGAGGTTGCAGCCGGCGAGGCGGATTACCGCGCAACGCCGGCCGGCGTCCGGACCGTCCGGGATGATCGTGTCGGTTCGGAACTCGTTCGCGTAGAGCACGGCGTTCCGTGCCGGGTCCGGCCCGTCCTCGGCCTCCATCACCGATCTCCGGCCGTTGGCGCGTACTCGACGGACCAGCGGTCGGACACGATGACCCGGGTCGACTCGACCACGAGGTTCCAGTCGGTGACCTTCCGCTCATACCCTGACTGATCATGGGCGAGCCAGTAGGCCCAGACCGCGATGCGTTCCGGGGCGTGGTTGGTTGGTCCGAGATCGAGGATCGGTCCGTCGATGGGCATACCGTCGAGGTCCTCGGCGATCCGGGACGTGATGACGGATCGGGTGACCATGGACAGGCGCGCGTCGGTGGTGTCGTCGATGGTGAATATGTCGTGGTGGTCGACGTCGGGAAGGTCGCGACGTGACGTGATCTCGACCCGGCAGGGGATACGGATCGGCCCGGTATCCCCTTCACTGACAAGGTCGAACCGGTAGGTTTCGCATGTCCGGAACATGTTCACAGGGTAGTGGTCGTATACCCCATGTGACGACGGTCTACGGCCGGCCGTAGATCCGGAGAATGCCACCCTCGGGCCGTGAACCACGACGCGCGTCGACGGTTACCTTCACGCCCCGGTCGAACAACGCCGACAGACTTTGTGGGGGGATGGCCATGAGGTCCATCTCGACCCCGACCGTGTAGGGGTCCGGACGGGTCTCCTTGACTGTCACTCGGATCTCGTTTCCCGCTGGTATCTCGATGACCCGGACGGTTCCGGCCGCGTCCATGTAGGTCATGGTCAGCCACGTGCAGCGCGCCGTGGTGTCGTCGTCGATCGCCACCGGTTTCCCCTCGACATGGTGAACGCCCCGACGGTCCAGATTTCCCCTGGTGCCGAGGCGTTCGTGTCCACCGTTCTCTTGATCCCCAGCGACGGTGGCTGGCCGGGGCCGCAAGATGGTTGCCTGACGGATCGAGTTTTCCCTAGTAGAACCATCCGACGTCGACCCCCAGGGGTTGTCTGGGGCAAGGCGGTCGGTCAGTCGTTCGGTACGCCAGGGGTGAGCCGCCAGTCGTCCCCCTGGTTCGTGCAGCGGACCATCTAACGCCACACTAGCGCACTACTACCATGGTCGCTAGTCAGGCGTATTTGACGAAGAGTTGGCGGGCAGCGGCCGTGTCACCACATCCGATCGCGTCGGCGAGCGCGGGGAGGTAACGCCGATTCACCTGGTAGCAGCCATCGTCGGGGGCGATATCACCGACCGGGATTGGTCCGATGTCGTGCCATCCGCCACGGCCGGCCCGGTCCGAGGTGCCGGTCTGGTCGACGCGGCTCATGACCCGCATCGCCTGCACCCGGTCGCCGTCCCCGGTCGGGGGTTGCAACCAGGCGATCATGTCGTCACGGGTTCCGATCACGCTCGGCATGTCGGTCACGGTGGACCAGATCATGTACCGGTCGGTGCCGGGTTCCGGATCGACCTTGAAGATCATGTTAGTCATCGGGGGTCTCCTTACGGTGGTCCAGTCGTGGCAATCGCGGAACAGAATTCCTTTCATGGGTGCGGCCCGGTGGGTGTCCACCGGGCCAACGCGGGGGTTGGTCAGAGGCCGATGGCCTTGTGCGCACGTACGCCGCGTGAACCCGGTCGACCCGATCCGGATGGAACAGGTCAAACAAGGTGACAGCCGGACCAAACGTTGTGGTCGTGAGATTGCCCGGGGCGATGTTCGCCCACGGCTGATCACGACGGATACCATCCATGGCGGTCTCCCACCGCCGGTAGACCGGAAGGTCATACCAGTCGGTTCGCGCCTTCCGGCGCTCGCCCTGCTGGGCTGGGGTCAACGCACTCCAGTCATGTTCAGAGAGGTCGTACCAAGCCGTTGTCGCCCTTTTGCGCTCATCCTGCTGGGAGGTCAACTCGCTCCAGTCCTCGGCAACACCATCCGGCCACGCCGGCATAGTCGTCGCTACTTCAGGGTTCGGGAATCCGTCGCATATCGAGTAGGACAGGACTACCGGCCCGGGGTGTGTGGTGGTGTCGCGAAGCAGGGCGACGACGTCTGACCATCCCTGGTCGGCCCAGGTGCGTTGTCCGCCGTGGCCGGTATACCACATACCGGCGCGGTACACGCCGGCCGTGATGGCACGTTCGATGACGTCAGCGCACCATGCCCGGTCGGTCTCCTCGACCCACGGGTGGATCTCGCACCAGCCGTGGATCTTCGCGGCGAGGCACACGAGGTCGTTGCCGGTGGCGAGCGCGGTGTTCAGTTCGACGTTCGCCGATGACACGGCGTGGTCGCCGACGCGGAGGGGGACGTCGTTGACGCGGAGGCAGGTGGTGAGGACGTCGACGAGGGCCTTGACGGTGGCGTGGTCGCGCTGGCCGTTCCGGACGGGTCCGGCGATGTCGAGGACGTACTGGCCACTCGTCCCGGGCATGATGATGTCGATGATGTCGAGTGCCCGGGCGGTGGGTGTGGACCGATCGTTGAGGCCCCACCAGGGCTGGGCGGTGTTCGTGGCTACGTCGCGGAGCCAGCCGCGTTCGGAGCCCAGGAGTTCCGCCGTGTGGGTCATGGTGTGGAAGTAGATCCTGCTCACAGGGTTCCTTTCATGGGTGCGGCCCGGTGGGTGTCCACCGGGCCAGCGCGGGGATTGGTCAGAGACCGAGGGCTTTGTCCAGGAGGTCATCGACCTCGTCCTGGGTATACAGGCGGTAGAACTCGTATCCTCCTGGGTTCTTGCTGGTGACCCCGATTGCGGTATCGAAGGACATGGGGTGATCGTCGTAGGGTGCGCCGAGGTCGAACCAGTGGGTTTCGTCGGTGCCCGTGTTGTCGTCGTCGCGGCGTTCGACGATCCGCAGGCCGTTGGGGTCGTCGACGAGGAGCATGGCGCGATTGGGGAAGTCGGTGGTGTGTTGGTCGAGGTCACGGATGATCTGATTTTGAATTTCGTGGATCTCGTTGAGGGCCTCTCTGGCAGCTTTGACCTCCGCGCGGAAGGCGTTTGTGACGTTGGGGAGGTCGTTGATGCCGTGGTCGATCAGGCCGCGTTCGGCGTTGCGGAGGCGGATCTGGGCGACGTGTTCGAGGGCGCGGAGTTCGGTTGCGCGGGTGTTGAGGCGGTCGGTGCGTTTCGACATCGGGGTTCCCCTTCGTGGCGTGCGTTGACTGGTCAATAGTATCGCACGCGTCACGTAAGTCAAGTCGTAGATACGCTATTCCTTACGTCGTAATACTTGACGTATCTACGAATCACGCGTATTCTGAACGAGCCCACGGAGAAGCCCGACACCCACACCACGGAGGAACCGTGAACCTCACCGGCCCGGCACTCGCCAAGTTCGAGGACATGATCGCCAACGGCGGTCGGACCATCACGGGAATCTGGCGTAGCACCCGAAACGACATCACCTGCAACTGCGTCGACGGACACCACGAGGTCTGCTCCGGCTGGATCTTCCCCATTGGTGGACCGGCCGAGTGCGCGTGTCCGTGCCACGACGACGACCGGCCACAGTACCGGGTCGCCCTCGCCAAGGCGCTGAAGGTTATGAACCACTGGCGTATCAACGACTTCGTCACCATCGACGGGTCGGGCGCCCAGCGGTGGAAGATCATGTTTGTCGACTACCGCGCCAAGGAGGTGCACGCGACCGGACCGACCGGGCAGGTCGCCATCGCCGGGTTCGACACCGTCATCCTGCCCGGCGACCCGACCCCCCGCCTCGTCGTCCGCACCTGGTTCGTCATGAAGAACCGCGACTGGGCGATCCAGGTCGAGGAGGGCGTCAACGGCCGCGACGACATCTATACCTACCACGCGTCCGACGAGCGGAAGGCGACCCTGCTCGACCGGCCCGGGTTCGGCCCGTTCAACCGGACGTACGAGGTTGGCGACCGGGTGTACTACCGATTCGGGCAGCGTGACAACCAGTTCGGGGTCGTGATCGGGATGAGCGAGAACCCCATCGACCCGACCGACCGAGCGTACGAGATCCGGTCCGCGACCAGCACCGGGTACGCGGGACCGGAAAGCATGCGGTACGTGGACCAGCCGGCGTTCGCGGTTGGCCAGCGCTGGCACTGCGTCACGAACGACCGGTACGGCACGATCCTTGAGGTCGACGAGATCGGCCTGATTTGCGAGATGCGGTTGGAGGACACGGGGACCGTCGGCCGGTTCGTGTTGTCGGCCCCGTTCTGGGAGATCGCCGAGGACGCGCCGAAGGCGTAGCGGTACGGCACGACGACGAAGGCCCGTCAGGATCGATCCTGACGGGCCTTCCCGTGTTCTGGGTATGGTTGTGGTCAGGGGGCGTTTCCGTCGGCGTACGGGCGGTTTCCGAGGACGCGGAGGAGCCATTCGGCAGCCCACCGGTACATACCCTCACAGACGATCATCTCGCGCCATCCCTCGTCGCACCGGATCATGTAGCGGTCGGTGGCGCTCCCCCCGTCCTCCAACACCATCGTGTACACCGGGTGTTCCTGGGTCGGTTCGGGTGTCCCATCAACGGTCATGGGCGACACCCTAACTGGATGTCGCCCATGTGGTCGGATCGTCGCCGGGTCGCTACCGCAGGGCGGCCGGCCTGAAGCGCGGGTCGTCCCAACCGTCGCTCAGGCCGAGGGCGAGGGCACGCGCGTGGACACCGACAACCTGGCTGGACAGGTCGTCGATCGCGGCTCGGTGCGCACGCCGGCCGGAAAAGTCGAAGAACCAGGTGCGGCGGAGCAGGGCGTGCCGGTCGTCGAGGTTGCAGGACAGCCTGACCAATTCACGGCGGAGGTTGGCCGCGTGCACAAACTGGTACGCGGCCCGTTCGTGCTGCCCCGGGACGTCGTCGGCCGGACGTTTCGGGCATCGGTACTCGTGTGCCGCGCAGCGTCGGACCTCCGCGTAGGGGGTCATCGGGCCGGACTCGGTGAAGCCGCAGAAGCGGCACGACCACCACGCCGGCTCTTCGGCGGGACGGCGGGTGTCGATGTCGGTCGCGGCCGGGATTGGGAGGGTCGGGTCGTAGGGCATGTCGTCGTCCTTGGGTGAGTGCGGATCCAGTTCCGTTTGATGGTCTTGAGTTCGTTGGCGAGGTCGCCGGTCTTCCAGGCGGAGGTGCGGTACACCCGCGCGTCGAGGCCGGCGTCCGTGAACGCGTCGAGCCAGGCGCGCTGTTCGGGTGTGGGTTCGTTCCGGTCGGTCTTCAACTCGATCACGATGACGACCCCGTACCCAGCTATGACGAGATCAGGGAAGCCGGCCCGGTTGCGTCGGGGGTCGTTGTCGTGGAAGACGAGGTATCCGAGGAGAAGGCAGAGTTCGATGATCGCTGACTGGATGTCGAGTTCCTCGGTTCGTCGGGGTTTCCGAACGGCCGGTTTGGCTCGGGTGGTGGTCATGGTGTTGGGGTCGCGAGTCCGCGTCGGATGTTCCGGATGGTGCCCTCGGTCACGGCGAACCGTGCGGCGAGGTCGACGTTGGTCGCGGTCGGCTCGGCCGTGAGCACCGCTGCGATGGCGGCCTTGTGGTCGCGGCGCTTCATCCGGCGCATGGCCTTGATCATGGCGAGGCGGGCGAGGGCCTTGTCGTAGTCGGCCTCGATCCTGGCGAGGTCGATGGCGGTCGGGTCGAGTTCGGTCATTGGGTCATCATCCCGCGTAGCGTGGTCGTAAGTCAAGGCGTAGATGCGACGTGGTCATTCCAGATTTTCCGTCGTAAAAGTTGACGTAGTTACGATGTCTCCTCCATACTGAACATGTCGTCGGGAACGGAGGCAAAACCCCCACTCACCAGGAGGAACCCCATGAACACCTACACCCACACCTCCGCCATCAACGCCGCTACCGACTTCTCGGAAGACAAGGTGATCGGGAACCTCCGCGTGAACGAGGCGCTCGTCGGAAGCCGCGACGTCGAGTGCTGCGCGTTCAACCAATTGGTCGTCGGAGACACCCTGTGCGCCCTCGGGTTCCGGTCCGGCGGACGGCGCAAGATCCAGGCGATCCGGATCGTCGACGGGAAGGGCTACGTGCTGGTCAAGGATGGCTGGTACCGGTGGCCGAAGTGTTACGCGCACGTGGTCTGACGCGCGTCGGGGTGTGCCGGGTCGGCCGGCACACCCGCTCAACCCATGCCGCGCGCGTGGCTGGTGGATTACGGGTACGACGTCAACACCCCAATCGTCGTACCAGATATCGGATCTACGTCGTAATGGTTGACGGTGTTGCGTGCATGGTTCATACTGGCACCACGCATTGACCAGCTAAGAAAGGGAAACGCCATGACTACCACCACACTCGCCAAGGACGGATTCGTCTGGAAGCGGGGAATGATCTCGAACGTCGGGGCCTGGACCCTCATCAACCCCGAGGGATTCATGGTCGCCCACGTCTACCGGGGCAACGACCGAACGTGGCGCACCGTCGACGGGGAGGGAACCGTCATCACCGACCACGCCAACACCTGCGGCGAGGCCCTCCGCGCCGGTGACGAGGAGATGCGGCCATGCGCGTGGATCGACCCGCACCCTGTTCACGGCATCGTGGGTTGCGACAACGAGCGTCAGCACGGTTCCGCCTACTGTGCCATTCACACGGCCGAGGCCACCACGGTGAAAGCGTTTTCCACCAAGACGATCCGATGAAGATCCAAATTGTGGTGACGTTCGACGTCGACCCAGATACCTGGGACAAGGAGTATCACTGTGGCACCGATCGTGACGCGCTCCGGGCCGACGTGGTCCAGTACGTCAACACGGCTGTTCAGTCGATGGTCGGCTCAGACGGCATAGTTGGTTTCCAGTCGGTGTCCGTACGGTCGAACGGCAAGGAGTCCCGGTAGCACCATGATGCGGCCCCGGCGAAGCCACTTCCAGAGGCGACACCGGGGCCGCATCATGGTGCACAACACCCTTGAAAGGGGACACCATAATCGGCCATGATTTGTAGTCGTATGCCGCGCTGTGTAGCGTATTCGACCTCGTCCGTGTAGTTGATGGTGCCGCCATAGGCGTAAGACACCAAGATTCGCACTGTTCGTTGTGTGTGCATGTCACACCGGTAGTTCTGGTGGCAGGCCGAGGAGCGCAGCGAATGCCTCGATGGGGTCGTCGTTGTGTTCGTGGACACGCTCGAGCCAGACCGCGACCAGGTGTGGTGGGCATTTTGGGATTGAGATGGTTGGCCAAAGGGCGTTTCGGTCGTTTGGGCCGAGGTCATCGGCTAACTCGTCAAGATCGATATCTTTGGTTGCGTTGAGGATGTCGTCGATCTCCTCCTGGTCGAAGGAAACGATCTCACGGAGGTCATCGGGGAGGGTGGAGAGTAGGTCGTTGAGCGATTCGTAGTCCCATCCGCCGAGTTCGGTTAGATGGTTGTCGGCAACGACGTACGCGGCTGCGTCCGCGTCGGATCGGGATGCCCAGCCGTGGATGACGGGGGCGAACCATCGGCCAGCGTCGTCGACCTGGATGCCCTCCGGTGGGGTTTCCCCGGCGTCCCGTCGTGCTTTGAGGGATTCGAGTCGGCCATGCCCGACGACGAGGCGTCCGGTTCGATCATCGATGATCATGGGTGCGACGTAGCCGAACCGGTCGATGGACGCGCGGACGTTGTCGATCTGGTGTTCCTTGGGGTTGTTGGGGGCGGGTTCGATGGTGTCGAGATCTTGGTAGTCCAGCCGGCGTTCCATGGTCCCTTCCCGTGGTGGCTCGTTGGTGGTCATGATGGGGGTATGCGTGGTCGTAGGGGTAGCTATCCGTTCATGGTCGCCGGTGGGATCGCGGACTGGGTCGTGTCGGCGTTGCGGGATGGTGGTGCCACTGACACGGCCACGATCGCGAAGCGGGTCGGGGCTGATCCGGGGCGGGTCGCTGGTGTGCTACGGCACCTTGTCCTGTTCGGGTTGGTTGGTAGTGCCGTGGTCGATCCCCGTGGTTCTGATTCGTCTGGTGCGGTTGATGTTCGGCGTGGTGTTGGGGTCACGTGGGACGTGGGGCGTGGTTGTTCGTGGGGTCGTCGGGGGTTGCGTCCGGTTGTTCGGGTCGTTCCGGTTCCGCCTCGGGATTCGGTGCCGGATGCCGTAGATGGTGGCGAAGAGCGCCCAGGCAACGGCGATGACGGACAGGATGGATGATTGCTGGCCCGGGGTGAGGGGTATGCCGAACTGGACGGCAGCGACGACGAGGACGCTGGCGAGTGAGCCGATTTGGTGGCCTACCGCCTGCATGTCGTTGTCGGTGGTGTCGCCTTTCGGTGTTTTGGGCATGGTCATTCCTCGTTGTCGTTTTCGGTGGTTTTGAGGCCGGCACGGCGCGCGAGTTCGGTCGCGACCTTCTTGAGGCGTACGCGCCGTTCCTCGTCGGTGAGGTGCGTGATGTCCTCGGTGACGATCGGTCCCCCGGCCGGGCCGGTCACGGCGATCGTCTGGTTGGGTTCGCCGAGCGCGCGTACTTCGAGGTCGGTGGCGAGTTTGAGGAATCGGACGACGTCGGCCGGGTCGAGGTCCGCTTCCCGTATGACGCGGAGTGCGCCGAGGGCCTTCGTTGCTAGTGCTCCGGCGATCTTCTGGTGACGGGCGATCATGTCGCGTCGGGCCTGGGTGATCCGGTCGCGGTCGATTTCGTCTTGGTGTCGGTCCCACGCTTGTGCGCGTTCGGTCCACCGGTATGTGTGGGATTGGATCCTTATGGTGCCATAGGTGAGTTCATCCCCTATTCCCGTTAGCACCTTGTTAGCGGTTGTTAGGGACCTCATCCGGCCGAGGTCCCGGAACCGGAGGAACCGCTCGTACTGCTTCGACGTCTCCCGGGGCTGCTGGTCCCACGGTTCACGGCCCGGGTCGAGGTCGATGGGACTACGTTTCGCCATGGTCGCCTCGCTACGTTCGGTAGGCCACGCCCGATGTCAGGTCGCGGCCCTGTGCCGTCGTTCCACCCTAATGATCACGTCATGATTCGGGTTGTGTCACGTGGGTCGACAGTGGTTCCGGCGCGGTGCCATGATGGGGACACGGACGTCACGCTCTGGAGGGGAAGTTGTGGCGTCCGATGGAAGCCCCGGCCTGGGGAGGGTCGGGGCTTCCGCCTTTCCAGCTCGTGTAGCTGTGCGTGAGGTTGATCTCCGAGGTCCGTTCGGATGTCTATCGTTGGAGATCAAGTTAGGAGGAGGTGACATGATGGGTATTTGGTTGATCGACATCTCGAATCATCAGGGATCGTTCGACGTTGGCCGGGCCGTATCCGAGGGATATTCCGGGGTGTGGATGAAGGCCACAGAGGGGAAGACGTTCCGTGATGGCATGTTCGACACGTTCGCGGGACAGGTGCTCGCGTCCGGTGCCGTGCCGGGGGCGTACCACTACCTACGGGCTGGGTCCGGACGGGCGCAATGCGACGCGTTCTACGGGCGTATCCGCGACCACGGCGGTCCGAACGGGTGGCTCGCCGCGTGCGATAACGAGGCGGACGCCAGTTGGCAGACGACGGTGGACTTCTTCGCCCGGTGGCGTGAACTCGCCGGGGACCACCCGTTGTTCATGTACTCGGGTAACTGGTGGTGGTCGAAGCGCGGGTGGAACGGCGCGTCGCTAACGCCGTACCTGTGGGACTCCCGGTACGTGTCTGGGGCGGGGTACGGGTCGGTGTTGTACGAGAAGGTGCCGGAGGCGTGGTGGTCGTCCCGGTATGGCGGCTGGGGGGCCGTGACGGTGTTGCAGTTCTCGTCGTCTGGGTCGGTCGCCGGTCGGACGGTCGACGTGAACGCGTTTCGGGGATCGGTGGACGAGTTGTGTGCGCTGGCCCATGGGGGGGGGTCCGGTGGTGTGGTGATCACGCCACCGTCGGAGGGTTCGGGTAGTTCTGATGGAGATTGGAATCTGGGCATGTCCTTCGATGAGTTCAAAAACGGCACAGTTGGTGCTCCGCCTCCGGATTGGATGGGTGGACCACGGAACGCGATGCGTATGGGCGACTGGTACGGGGCTGTCCCGGCGAAGTTGTCGGAGATCCACTCGACCGCTATGGGGGCCGCGAACACGGCCGGGGACGCGCGGAATATCGCGGAGGCGGCCCGGGTCGCGGCGCAGGAGGCGAAGGCGGCTGCGGAGGAGGCCCGGGATCTTGCCCAGCAGACCCTGGACCGGGTGTCGGCCCTGACGATTGGGAATGTCGACATTACGGCACTCGCCGCTGCCCTGGCCCCGATGTTGCCGGCCCCGGTGGTGCCGAGCGCGGCGGAGGTCGCGGACGCGGTTGTTGACGAGGAGGCGTCCCGGCTCGCCGGGTAGCTAGGTAGTCGGGCACGGGGAAGACCCCGATCACAACCCATAGTGTGTGATCGGGGCCTTCGTTTATGTAGCACCGGTTGACCGGTTGGCCGGCGTCGGATGTGACGTTACTACGCGGGGGTCGTCACGGTTGGATTATTGGCCGGTGGCCTCGTGGTAAAGCTGGTCGAGTTCATCGATAGGGAGTTGACGAATCTCCTCCAGGCGGGAACGGTCTGCTTTGAGTGTCTGGCCGATCTTTGCGAGGGCTTCGGGCGCGTAGGTCTCGATGGTGGTCGGGGTTCGGCTGAACGCGGTTTGGATCTTTCGGATCTTATCGAACATAGCTGGTCCCTTGGCTGGTCCCTGGTGATGTGGAGTATCGCGGTGTGGAGGGCAGTTGCCCGTACGGTTGGGTTGGTCATGGCGTTGATCGAGTAGGCGCCCGTGGCGAATGCGGCGGAGGTGGCGAGCCGGGCCGCGTGGGCGAGTTCGGATTTGTCGAGGCGGTAGGTCTCGGCGGTGCGGTCTTCGGCGTAGGTGAACGCCTCTGTGGTGTGGCCCCCGGTTTGCTCGGTGCGGGTCGCGGCTGTGGTGAGGATCATGACCGCTGCGTCAAAAACACGTTGCGTGACTGGGGTGTTCTCCATGTTCGGACGGTACCGGTTGGGGTCGTCTGGTTGGGTGACGGTACGTGTAGACGGTTGGGTTGATCTACCTGTTTCGGTTGGGAATCATGATGGCTATGACGGTTCCGTTGCAGTTGATCTCGCCGTAGGACGCTCCGTCGCTGCGCTTGTCGATCAGGGCGAGGATCGCGGTTCCGGCGGTCCTGACCGCGTCGGACAGGACGCTGGCGTTGTCGTCCTGGTGGGTGTATTTCCAGGCGTTGACGTCGTCGGTGGCGGTTTCGTCGGCCGGGCTGAAGTAGACGTTGACGCTGGGGAGGAGGCCGCGTCGACTGACGCGGACGGTGACGCGGACGCAGGGCGGGATGGTGAGAGTGCCGTGTTCGATGGCGTTGCGGACGTCAGCGCGTAGGTTCCGAGCGGTCGTTTCGATGTCGGTCATGGTGGATGCTCCGTTCGCGGCATAACTCTATACCACCATGCTACCCATGTGCGCTAGATCTAACGATCCCCTATCGAATGGTTTTTGTGCCGGGTGCCGGAGCGCCCGGCCTGCGGGTGGCTGGCCGGGCACTGGCGGGTTGGGCTACTTCGACAGGTACCACTCGTGACGGCGGGCGTCCCGAGCCGCGTGACGGGTGATGGTGGCATCGTCGACGGAGGTCTCGTCGAGGTAGCGGAGGCGGGTCTCCCCGTCGACCTTGATGCCGACGCGGTAGCCGTGGGACCAGGTGCCGTACTGGGAGCGCTTCTCGCCGCGCCACATCACGATGCCCTCGACCCCGACGTTCTTGCCGCGCTTGGTGGTGGACCGGACGCGGCGGCCCTTGGTCGGGGTGGTCGCGTCCTTGTGGGCCTGGGCGAGGTCGATCTCGGCGAGGCGTGCGGTGAGTACCGCCTCGGCCTGGGTGATGGTGTCGGGGGTCGCGTCGGGGGTCGCACTGCCGTGTCCGCCGTAGCGGGTGGAGTCGTACTCGATGTGGTCGATGGTGTGGGTGTAGGGGTTCCAGACGGCCGCGATGAAGTCGCTGTCGTCGTCGCCGTACACGAAACGACCCCCGGGGTCGCCGGGGGCCGCGTGGTTGGGAAGGAACTACGCCGCGTTGACCTTGGCCCAGACGGGACGGCCGTCAACGGTCGGGTACGTGTAGCCCACGGGGATCACGGTCGGGAGGTCGTGGCGGTCGTCGATCCGACCGGCGAAGATCATGGTCGCTCGGCTGAACTCGGACAGCGTCTCGACCGCGCGACGCACCTCGTCGGCCGTGAGGTGCAGGACCATGTCGTATCGGCGGACGAGGTCCTCGCCCCAACTCGCCGTGATGGGCCGGCCGAGGAACTCGTCGATCTCGGTAACCAACGTGTAGATGTTGGAGCCGTTGAGGACGTCGGTCATGGTCGCCTCGATCGATCCGTGTCCGGCGGGGCTGGTGTACGTCATGTCCGTCTCCCTTGTTTCGTCCCGGTTCGTGCTGACATGGACCACGCTACCCATGGCGTTAGGGGTTGTCAAGCTATAACGCTCATGCCTTCGGGCAGCACTCCACAACCGCCCCAGGCGGCCCCTGACGTCAGGAAATACCGGTGGATCCGGGCATACGCCAACCACCCCGTTCGGCCCGTGGCGTGCCGCTGGGGACGAGGACGACCCCGAAACGACGACGGCCCCCAGTGGCGAACCGGGGGCCATGCGGGGGGCAGGGAATCAGGTCTTCGCCGCGTCACGCATCCGGGTGAGCGCCGAACACGCGCCGTGGATCGCGGCCCTGTCGTCCACGTCGACGTCGGTCCAGCCGCCGATCTGCACCAGGTCCATCAGGGCATCGAGCGCGCGTTGCGCCTTTCTCCCCGTGATGTGCCGACGCGGCCAGTGCCGCTCACCGGTGGTCACTGCTCGACCAAAGACGATTCGAGGAGTTCCTCGGTGACGTCGTCCGCGTCGCGGAACGGGGTGAACGCGCGCTCGCTCATGCGGACAGCCACCCGTCCGGGTCGTCCGCGCTGAGGGCGGCGAGCGCCTCGGCGTGCCCGTTCGGGTCGTCCGCGTCGTACGGCCACGGGCAGACGATCGCCGGGGTCTCGGGGAGATCAACGCCGTCGTCGTTGAGTCGGCGTGCCCGGTAGTCCTGCCACCAACGGTTGAAACGTGTCGCGGCACGGTCCGCCGTGGCGTAGTCCGGCATGGGGATGAGGTCGTCGGGGCCGAGGACCTGCACGCACCAGTCACGGGCGAACATGATCTCCGGGTTGGACCACGCCGGCTCGAAACCGGAGCGCACGGCGGTAACCGTCAGGGTGTGGAACGTGGTCGTTCCGCAGTGGGGTCCGTCGCTATCGACCGGGCTGAACGTGCGCCGGTCGTGGGGTCCCCCGTCGAATGTGGGCAGGGCGTTCGGGATGGTGCGGTCGGGGTCGAGGGTGCCGGTGACGACGAGGTATCCGTCGATGACCGACGCGCCGATAACCTCCCCGATCCGGGTGCCGTCCCGGGTGAGGAGGGGTGCACCGTCGCTCACGGTGATCACACACGCGGGATCGATGATCTGGTCGTTCAGGCCGACTTCGCCGATGCGGGCGAGGGTCGCGGCCCAGGTGCTGGTCTGCGTCATGGCGTCAAACTAATCAGTGCGTTATAGGTGCGCAAGTTGTAGTGCACATGACGCGGCCCCCGGTGTGCGTGCCGGGGGCCGTCCGCCCAGTGGTGGTGATCAGATGACACGGTACTACGTCGACCGGTCGCGGTACGCGATGGGCCGGTACGCGCGGAGGGGCCAGGGATACCGGACGAAGGGATACACGACGACGAACCCGTTGACGAGGGCCTGGCGTTCGGCGTATGCACGGGCAACGGCCGCGTTGATTCGATGGGGTTGTACACCGTGGCGTTCTGCGCCCTCGCCGCGTCGTCGGTCACGTTTCCGGTGTCGTCGACGTCGGCGAGGCAGTTGGGGCAGGTCACGTTCTCCCGGATGAACGTGAGGCCGGTGACGTCGAGGTCTTTAGTGGTGCGGGTGTTGTCGTACGCGATGCAGGAGGGACCGGAGGTCGCTCCGTGCGCGTGGTGGATCACGGTTTCCTCGATTCGCTGGTGAGTGCGTTAGGACTACGCTACCCATGCCGTTTTGGTGTGGCAACCCCTTACGGCACGGGTAGCGTCGTGGGCGGTCAGACGGTGACGGGGACGCACCAGCCGATGTGGTCCGCGATGAGGGCGAGGGGCCGGCCGTTCGCCCACACCTCGGCCTCGCCCCCGGTGCTGGTTGCAACGACCTCGGCGAACCGTCGCGCGCTGGTCCGGGTCGGGAACACGCGGGTGCGGCCGGTGTCGGTGGTAACGGTGTACGGGGTGTTCTCGGCGAGCGCGGCGAAGAACCGGGCGACGTTGGTCATGCGGGCGAGGGTGGCGAACGGGTTGGTCTGCGTCATGGGACAGAAGTTACCCGGCGCGTTAGGGGTTGTCGAGTTGTAGCGCTCATCCGTTCGGGCTTACAGCGCTGTCGTGTTTTCCCTGGTACGTGGACGGCCCCCGGTCGCGTTCCGGTGGCCGTCGTGGTTGGGGGTTGGTCAGTCGCGGCCGGCCGTTCCGGGCATGAGTTCCATCTCGCGCCAGGCGTTGATGCCGTTGCAGCGCTCGGCGTGCAGGCCGAGGGTGGAGAAGGCCGTGGCGACGTCCGGCATGGTGTAGGTGCGGACGCGGCCGGTGTCCGGGTTCTGGATGCGTACGGTGACGTCGCCCTTTCCACTGGGGTCGGTGGTGAGGGTGCCGTTGTCGAAGTTGGCGAACATGTCCCCGGTCGGGGTGTTGACGAACCAGGCGAGGACGCCCAGGTTGCGGCCGTAGTAGTCGATGACGGCTCCGAGGGTCGGGCGTTGCTTGACGATCGAGGCGGTCAGTTCGGTCTGGCGCTGGGCCTCGGGGGTCTGGACGAGTTCGGGGATGTCGGCGTGTTCGCCGTTGTTCTGCGTCATGCCCCTAGTCTAAGGGGTGCGTTAGGGGTATCCAAGTTGTAGCGCTCATCCTTCAGGGTGAACCACTCTAACTGGACATACAGTGCGGCCCCCGGTGGTGTGCCGGGGGCCGTCCGTGGTCCGTCACTTCTCCGGCTTGTGCTTCCGCAGGGTCCCGTTGGCGTTGACGATCGCGGTGTACCCGCAGGTGCACCGGCGGTACGTGTGCATGCCGACCCGGCGACCCCTCGACTCCGGGTCCGGGGTGCCCTCGCAGTACTGGGCCTTGGGCCGGCCGATCGTCCACTCGATCGGGGCGGACGGGAAACACACGGTGCACAACAGCGGTCCGTGTGCCGCTACCGCGTCGGCCTCGGTCTGGCCAGACAGTTCGGGGAGCCACCCGAACTCGGTCGTCACGCGGCATGTGGAGCACGACATCGACGAGTGGATGTGGCCATCAGACGAGGTCACCAGGAAGAACCGGGACCACGGGGCCGCGTTGTACCGGTCGTCCAGGGGCCGCTGGTCGGTGCCGCACCGGTCGAGTTCGACACGGGCCGCGTCGAGGCGCGCGACGATCTTCGTGGGGTCGTACACGGTCCACGGGGTTGGTACGTGCATGTCGGCCAACTTGCGGACGTCGATCTCGACGTCGGCGTCCCTGCGCCTCCACGCGGACCGGCCGTGCTTCTGGTCGCCCACGGTCCGGTGTGCCTCGTCGAGTGCCCGGTCGATGATGTGGTTCGCGTCGGCCCGGCGCTTGTAGATGGCGGCGAGTGCGGTGTCGGTCTCGCGGGGGGTGTTCGTCTGCGTCATGCCCATTATGCTACCCGGTGCGTTAAGGGTATCCAAGTCCTAACGCTCATCCTTTTGGTCTGCATACGACGACGGCCCCCGGTGGTGTGCCGGGGGCCGTGCGCGGTTGGGGTTCGGTCAGTCGGCGAGGGCCACCAGTTCGGCCTTGATATCCCGGATGGTCGCGGCGTACCGCTCGGCGACCATGATCGCCGTACCGGTCGCGATCGCGCTCGCGAACATCGACTCGACGATGCCCCGGTTGTCGGGGTCGACCGAGGCGATCATGCGGGCCTTGACCTCGACGAGTTCGCCACGGATCGCGGCCCGGCCGGCCGGGGCCGACGCGGCGTACGCGCTGGCGAGGGTGGTCATCGCGTCGACGTCGGCCTCGCGGACCGCGCGAACCAGGAAGAACGCCCGGTTCATGTCGTCACACAGGGCCTCGTTGACGGTCGACAGTTCACGCTGCGCCCGGTGGTGCGCCGCCCACGCGTCCCGGTACTCCTGGGCGAGGATCTCGATGCCCGGGATGGTCCGGGCGACCCGCGCGATCTCGATGGGGGC